AAGCGTGTAACTGTCATATTGTTCAAGTAAAACATTCCAAACGCTCCCAACTACTTTTGCTTCTGCTGTGATTCCTAAAGGCTCAAAGAAAACTTTTACAGTGTCAGCTAAATGAAGAGATTCCACTTCTGCAACATTGTAGCTCTCATCTAGCGACCCGCTCAGGTCAACTGTTGAAACTTTCATTGTGACCTTGGGTACGCCGACTTTATTTGCCTTCACATAAGACTGAGCGAATTTCCTCAGTTTATCCTCTGAATAAGGGTTCTTATCATTGAATTTATCTGAAAAGTCCACCATAGCAACACGACGATTCGGGTATTTATCAACGTACTCACTATCAACAAAAAATTCTGGAAGTGTACGTAAAACAGTAGAGTCATTACTTGTCTCATTGGCATAAGGGTAAATTGAGGTGTAAGTTTCGAGAATACTTTCTTCTTGCTCAAAGTCCGTAAGGTTACGGCCATAAGCAATAATCGTATTTGAATACCTTCCTCGCTGGCTCGTTAATCGTATTTGATAATTATCAAACCGATATTCTCCGCCCCACTGATCAAGAATAGAACCTTCTACCCCACCCAATATATTTCTTGGATTTTTAAAGTCTGGTACTTTCCATTCTGCACTACTTATTGTTGTAATGTCAGAATAGGCGGTTAAAGGGTGTTTATCTGCAATAGCACTCAACATCTTGTTTAATGCCACTTGAGCCACGGACTCCACAACCTTTGTGCTTGGTTTAATCGGTAAGTCATTAATGATATAGCTGACGTGTTCTGCATGAACAGAAAGCACACCGTCAATTTTCTCGATTATGGTTTTAATCCTGAAAAGCTGGTCCACTTGATCACCCGTTGGAACTTTCACCAAAGCATCATAAACTAGTGCTTTCGCAAGAGGTCCATCTGAAAGATACTGCAAATCAAGTTCAAACTTCCCGTTTAACTCCTCTGTCACAGTGGCAGTTGTGGTATCAATCATGACACCTAAACCAAGATTATTAAAATCTGTATGTCCTGGGCTATAAAGTATTGGATATGTCATGCAAGTTCACACCACCTTTCTATAATTGTTCCTGTAAAAGCTGTATTGTCCCAACTTATTGTATTTGATCCATTTTTCAAATTTGGAAATGGATAAGAGTATACTTTATCCATCTGGCTATGTTTTTTGGGCAAATCCGTAACCACTTGATTTTCACAATCAATAACAACACCATCCGTTATATTTTTGAGAACAAACTTCTTGCCGTTTACAGTTAGAGTGACATCCCCAGTCCCTGTCAACGTAATGATAGGATAAGCAACTTGTGTGCCTTTATTTTGAAAACTCTCGCCACTTTTCAAAGCCCTTGCGGTATCATAAGAAGATTTGAGATATTTCATAGGAAAAAGCTTGACAGGAACAGCTACAGTTGCTCTTAATGGATTACTCCGACTTGTACTTGATTTACCATTAACTTTTGCTTTGAATATATAATTTGGCTCTCCAGTCCAAGAAAAGTCCTTGAAACCATATAAACCAGAGATAAAAGATTGAGCTTCTTTTATCTGATTTTCTAAGTTACTTTTCCCTTTTAGAAGAGATATTGTGAACTCGAAGTTTTGGTCAACAGGTTTGAAACGGTGGTTATCTCTTACAACTACACCATTTCTACATGGTATTTCAATTTCATCAACATCTCTTTCCACACCATCAAACTTTAAATCAGCATGAAGACGCATCCCGAAGTCGTTTAAATCTTTCCCTGACCACACTACACTCATTAGAATCCCCCTCTCTGATCTATTATTGTTTGGGTATACATTTGTTCCATCGTTTGCTGGATATCTCCCTTGCCGTTCCATTTCGCTTGAACAGTAATATATTGATTAACTGTTCTTTGATTATTATTCGTTGCATTATTGATAACTTGTTGATTGCTTCCATAACCACTTCCCGAAGCCAATGCATACTCTGCACTAATTTGAGGTAATCCTAAATTCATTTCTGAAGCCATTCGGTCAGCCATGCTTGAAATATTCCCCTGAACAGATTTAAAATTTTTACTTAAACTTTCATTAAATCCCCCCATAATAGCTTCCCCTGCTGGAATCAATAATTTTTTGTCATAAGAAATTGGACCTTTATGCTTTTTAATCCAATCCGCTATACCACCAACAAATTTCTTTCCTGCTTCCCATGTGCTCTTTAACCCCCCTATAAATCCATTTATAATCGCGGCACCGGCACCTGATAAATCAATATTAGATAGACTTCTAAATATGTTTTTTATATTGTTTATGATTCCACTAATTCTGCCAGCAGCGTTTGAAATAGTTCCAGTAATCAAGTTCCAAACAGAGGACATTCCACCGCCAAGTGAAGTCCCTGCGCTTCTTAGGCTGGAGAAAAAGCCACTAATGCGGCTAATTACATTTCCTATTGCACTACCAGCTATGGAAATCACAGATTTAATAGCATTCCAAACGACTTGCAATGCTCCTCTTAGCCCACCACCTGCTGCACTTAAAGCAGAGAAAAAAGCTTTTATTCCATTGATAACTGCGCCAATCACATTTCCGGCTACTGATGTCGCTGATTTTATTCCGTTCCAAGCATCTAATAGTACTGTTTTCAAGGAGCTTCCTGCACCACCTAGACCAATAAATGCGCCAACTACTATACCTATACCCTGCGCAATAACATTGAGGACAGGAGATATAAATTGAAAGACACTTACCAAGACAGAAACAACAGGAGTTAAAATCTGAATAGCAATTCGAATAACATCAAAAGCTGCGGAAACTCCTGTAAGAATTCCGCTAAATACTCCACCTAGAAATGAACCAATCAATTGAAATGCTGGCATTAATGCTCCTGCCAAAATTGTAAGCAAAGGTTGAATAGCATTCCATAAATTCCCAAAAGAAGTGATTACCTGTTGGATAGCTGGTCCGACAATGGCCATCATTGTCTGAAATCCACTAACAACAGCCGGGATAATGGCTTGTATCACTGATTGAATTCCACTAAAATCTAAACTAGAAATTGTACTAGAGATTTGAGTGATGATTGGTGAAATTGCACTAACTAAAGTTTGAAATAGGGCAGGTATTTGTCCTAAAACTGTTCCTAAGGTACTTGTTAATATCGGACCTAGTTTAGAAAACAAGGTCTGCCAAGAACTCAAAAGTGTTTGGCCATATTGAGTTAATGGTTGTTGAAGCCCAAGTAGTGCCGAGCCAAAATCTGCTGCTAATGCTGAAAAGTCAATAGATTTAAATAATGAGCTAATGGTTGAGCCGATAGAACTTAATGAACTTGTTAACCCACTTAAATTTACTGAACCAAAAGATTTAAAAAGCTCAGAAAAATCACTTTTCAAAATATCAATGGCTTCACCAATATCTGTTTTTGAAATCGCATTTTTTATATCAGCAAATACTTTAACTGCACTTGCTTTTATCTTTTCAAAGAAACCAACTGAACCCTCTATTGATTTATTTATTGATCCAAAAGCAGAATTAATAATCCCCTTTAAGCTATCTATATTTTGCGCAATAGATTTTCCGGTTAACGCTTGAACCACTTTATCAATAGCTGTTAGAGTATTCGCCATGCCTTTAGATACAGCATTTCGCAAATTACCAAATGAGGTTGCGATGCCTGCACTATTTTGCTTTGCTAAAGTAGCCAATTGCCCCGTTCCTGTTCCCAATTTAATTAATTGGTCATTAAACTGGTCAAAAGTAACTTCACCACTTTGCAAAGCAGCATATAAATCTTGTTGAGCTGTTTTACCAGTAAACCCCATTGCTTCAGCAGTCTTTTGTAAACCCAAAGGCATCGTTTCTTGTAAACTCCGCCAAGATTGCATATCTACCGTTCCTTTAGCAAGCATCTGGTTATACTGAATCATACCTCTACTAGCGTCTTCAGTACTAGCACCACTTGCTAGAAATGCATTATTAAGGGCTAAAACAGTATCAGTTGATTTATTTAAATCACCAGTAATAGATGTCAATTGTTGAGTTTGAGAAACTACATCGTCAAGTTTTGTTGGAAGTCCTTCGATTCCATCAGAAAGTTTTTTTATTGACTTTGTAGAATCTCCTGCGCTAAATCCCAAAGCTTGCATAACCTTAGGAAACTTTTGCATTGTATCGAAACGTGAAACAGCATCTCCAACTGAGCTTTTCAGAACATCAAAAGCAGCACTTGCAATCTTAACAAGGCCCATTGCAGCAACCATTGATTTGATACTTGTGCCTGCTCTTTCAATTTTTCCTCCAAGTCCTCCAACTGCTGATACAGCATTTTTACTGCTATTACCAAGGCCGTCAAACGATTTTCCAAGCATATCGCTTTTTTGCTTTGTGGTCATAAATTGCCCATTAGCTAGTCGCCATCGCCCTTGCTTGTCTTGAAATGCTCCTTCATATTTCTTACTCAATAAATCAAGAGATTTACTCGCGGCCTTTAAGTCACCATCATCTGCTATGATGTCAATTGTTATTGTTCCATCAGCCATCAAGTCACCTCGCTTTCTTCATCATCAGGCAATGCATAAATTTCTTGCAATTTCCTCATTTCTTTTTCTTGAGCATTCTTTTCACTAGAAGGTTTCTCCCAAGTACGTATTGCCAAAACCTGCCTAAATTTTGTTTCTTCTGGTAGTCCCCCAAGCAAGGCTTTAAATTTAAACCAATGAAGCTTTCCTTGACACTCAATTAAGTCAATACCATATGCCTGAACAAACGAAGCATAAATATATTCCGCATCATATTTAAGAGAGTATTTTTGCTTAGTATCAGCTTCATAACTAGGCATTTCGTTGCCTTGACGGTCATATTTAACAGTATTTTCAACTTGACCTTGCATTACATATTTTTCAAAAGCTGAATTAAAAATATCTAACTGCTGCTCTACTTCTAACTCGATGAGCTTTGTTTTCTTACCAAATAGCATCTTAATAGCGAAGTCGAGCTTTAGTCGGTCAGACAATTTTTTCTCTTTCAACATGTCAATTAAGCTGAGAATATTATCAAATGACACGTTAATCTTATGTTTCATGCCATTCACTTCATGCTCATCTTGTAATTCTTCGTAAAGAGAAAACATAGTCGGCCTCCTACTTCAGATATTTATTTTCCAGAGCTTTAAGATCTTCTGCTTCCAATTCTTCTTTTATTCCAATAACAATCTGGAATAAATAACCCATCACAATCTCAAGCGACGGATTAAAATTATAGAGTTTGTCAAATGAGCCTTTTTCAAGAAGTGAGTCGACGACATTTTTTACATATTCTTTCTTTTCCTCTCGTGTTGCGGTTTCTTCATTAAATTCTTTATTGTTTTCTTCAAATTCCTTTTCGAAATTCATCAAGCGTTCAATATTTTCATCGGTGCGATCAAATCGAATAATAAAAGAGATGTTGCCATCATCATCCTTGAATGGCGCTTCGATAAAATTGCTACGTAATTGAATTGGTTTCATATTTTCTCCTTAAAAAATAAAGGCTAGGAAATATGCTCCTAGCCTTTCATTGTTTTTATTCTTTGGTTAGCGTTACTACGGTACTCCAAGCAGAGCCTGTGAATTCTCCATCGTGAAGATATGCTGCTTTGGCGACATCATCTGCTCCAACTCCCTTTTCCCTATAAGATTGAACATAAAGATATATTTTATCTCCAGTATCAAGAGTTGGTACATCTTTAGATGCAAGTGTCCAAGAATTCGTTTCGGAATATCCCATGAACTTCGCATCTTTTGGATCAGATTGATTTGCTCCACTGTAATGAATAAGATAAGACTGAGCTTCAGTTACCGTATCCCAGTCTAAATTAATTGAACCATCGCTATTTATAACCCCAGTTACAGACTGGGGCGCATTAGGGTGTAATAACTTTTTCCACAGGAAGTTGGTTATAAGTAACCTTACATCCAAAAGCTTCATAGTCTGTCGCATCTCCGTCACCAGCTTTGATGTCTGACAAAGTCGCAATTCCTGTCCATTGCTTCTTGCCGTCTGCTGAAATAACTTTATGCCAAACTTTACGATCATCTCCGATTTTATATTTTTTCGATGCCACTAAAGCTTGTGCTGGATCTTCTGAATCGTAAAACCCTTCAAAAGTATAAGCACCAGATACACCCGTTACAGTAGTTTCTTTAGTACCGTCACCATCATAGAATCCTGTATCATCAGTTTCTTCATCGGTGTCATCTGTTACTCCAGAAATCCATTTTGCAAGTTCCAAGTAATCATCTTCTGCAGGTTCTGCACCAGTTGTTGTGACTGGGGCAATAAAGTGCGCTCGCAGAGCATTTTTTAAACGTGCCATTTAATTATCCTTTCATATTAAACGTTGTAATTGAAGCCTGTATATCTAAGATAAAGATATAATATCCTTGTTCATCTTCATCATTTATATAAGGCTTATTTGTAATTTTTATCCCCTCAAAATCAAAAGAACCGTCATTACTCAAAAGTAATGATAGCCCTTCTAAATGAGATTGAATTTGCCAAAGTGTCTCATGAATTTTTTCTTGGTCTTTAGACTTCATAACAAATTCATAATTGAGTAATTGGTCTTTTGTACCATCAAAATATTCTCGTTCTACTTGTCCTCCAGGGAGAGGATATAAAACAAGACATTCTTCTGGCTTCAGATAGCCTAAAATACATTTTATAGGCAGACTCTGTATAGAATTCACACTATCGTTGAGTCGTTCAATGAAATCCATTAAATACCTGCCCCTTTCTTAAATGCTTTAGGTAATGAACCCCTAAATCTAGACTTTGCTTTTAAATCCCAACGAGGACCCGTACCAGGAGTGGTATATTTTCTACCTTGGAGATAGAACTGTCTTTTAGCATGCTTTGATTCATAAACTACACTCCCCTTTGTAGCATGCACCTTTTGTCTTAGTTCTCCTTCTTTAAAAGGAACAAAAGGATTCATATCAGCCATTGCTTGATTCGTCATGGCATAAAGTCCACGCTCTAGATTCGGCTTGGAAAGCTTCCTATTTGCTCCCTTTAAATCAACTTTAATAGCCATCAAACAACCTCCAAGCGGTAACCAATTGATTCACCCTTTAAAATCAGCTCTTTGACTAAAACAATGTTGTATTCTTTACCTTCAAATACTACTGGAGTATTATTTTCAAATTTGGGTATATTATCACAATAGCGATTAAACATTGTTATGGAGGAGTTGGGAGCTTTTTCAGTGGAGTTATTTCCACTTCGTGAAAAGCTTGAGGCAAGATTAAACCAAACATGCTCAATGATAATTTCTTCACCGTAAGTTGGTTTCTGATAATCATCTTCTCCTGTTTTTTCTCTATAAGAAATACTATGCGGGAAGGCCCTTATAGGCGGTAATTGATAATAACTCATGAAGGTACCCCTCTATACAACAGCCCAGTTTCACTCAGTATTTCAATTGAATCTTCTGAAACAATTGAAATAGACGTTCCGTCATCTGTAAGCCTTGAATTACCATTAGATACGCTAACGCCATCTAGTGACCAAGATGTTGGATTGTTTATATCAGCCGTTGAAACTGCTCCTATAGTTGACATGTACTCTATCTGCAAGGCAATAGCTTTCTTGAACTGAGTTGCACGAAATTCTATATCAGTTTCTAAATCATGGAACCTATAGAAATTCCTTGTGCGAATATCAATAAAATCAGAAGCACGTACTACAAGTCTTTTAAACTCTTCTTCTGTAACTTCTTGATAACCAAACTTTTTATATTCATCATATGTTAAGTAAGCCATAAGCTCCTCCTCAAAATAAAAGAGGAGACTATGCTCCTCCGCCTGGTTCTGTCACTGTCACTTCACAAGTTGCTGTTTTACCATTAACTGTTGTGGCTGTAATTGTCGTTGTACCTGCAGCAACTGCAGTAACTTTACCTTGAACAGGCGTTACTGTAGCGATTGCTGTATCACTTGATGAAAACTGAACAGATTTATCTTCTGCATCAGCTGGTGCTACAGTTGCTGTAAGTGTTTCTGTACCCCCTACTTCAAGAGATAACGTTGTTTTATTCAATGTTACTCCTGTGGGGGTTACGCTTTTGGGGAAATTTTAACTACACGTGACTCATCTACCAAAGCTACAGCATAGTGTTGGTCAGCATTGAATTTTGTCAATTTATGGTCAATATCACGTTCACGTTCTGCCAACACTGAACGTTTCAAGAATGTTTTCAAAGCACCAGATTTTACGGCAATACCTGTTCCATCGGTAATTTTTTGCGAACGTACAATTTCCCAACCAAGCACTTCACCGAATGCACCGTTAATCAAGATATTATCTCCTAGTTCAGAAGCACGAGTCCATGAAGCTGCTGCTTCTTTACGAAGTTTAGCGGCATCTTTGTAAGACAAGAAAAGAACTCCCGTAGAGTCAACATCTTCAAAATTATCTGGTGCATCTACAAAAGTAGCTTCCAATGTGTCGATCAAATCAAGATTTACTTCTGCCTTAACTTCGAGTGTAGCTGTTTGTGCAGCTGCTAAAATATCATTATCGACTTTTGAAGCAATGGACATACGAATTTGGCGTTGAGCTTCCCCTTCTGGGTCTCCGTAACCAGAAAGTGCAGCTTCATCCGTGATTTTTACACCTTTAGCAGCTTTTTTAATAGTGTGGGTGTCAGTTTCAGTACTAAGTTTAGTGTAGTCAATTGCTGCGCCTTCTGCCACATCTACAGCATCACCAATATATTTATATTTAGGAACTGTAATAGTTGAACCTGGTTGTCCTTCTAAAGTAGTGTCAATTGGAGCAATTCCGCTAAATTTAATTGCTTTAGGAAGCTGTGCTGCAATCATCGGAGCCATAACTTCTGGGTCTACTAGATTTGCGAGTAATGTTGTTTCATCTGCCATTTGTTTTACCTCTTTTTTCTATTTTGTAAGCTGCTCAAATACTTCTGGCTGCTCTGCTTTTAGTTTTGCTACTTCTTTGTAAGACATTTTAGCCAAGTCATAAGTAGCTGCTGGAGTCGCTGACGGATTCCCACCGGCGACAATTGTTGGTTTTGCAGGTTTGTCTGCTTCTTGAAATAAGTAAGGCATCGATTCCTTGAAAGTTGCTACTTGATCATCAAGTCCGGAGATTTTGCCATCATCTTGGATAATGACGTTATCTAAATTCACTTGGCCAAATAACAAGTCACTGTTCACAGTACCTGAGTCTTTCAAAGCAAGTTTTACTGCATTTGTTTTTTGCATACTAGCAAGATCAGCATTGAATTTTTCTTCACGTTCTTTTGCATTCTTGACAGATTCATCAAGTTGTTTCTGCAATTCTTCAG